GTTGCCGTGGGTTCCGGTGCCGCCTCCGGTTGTGGTTGTCGATCCTTCCGCCCTATGATCAAGATCGAACTCACCCAGGAGCAGACCAATAGCCTGCTCCAGCTCATCGACATTGCCATCAAGGCCGGTGGCTATCAGAACGCTAAGGTAGGCGTTCCATTGGCCGACTTAATCCTCGACGCAGCAAAGCCTAAATCCGAGTAATGGAACCAACGAACAGCAGCACCAGCCCTGGCCTAAGCCTCGCAGCAGCGGCAGGGGCGACTGCTGTTTCGTTTATTCCACAGCTAACTGACTGGGTAAGGCTTATCACCGCCGTAGTTGGCTTACTTTGCGCCTGCTACGGAGCATATCGATTATTTAAATCCAAATGAAAAACACGAAAACAACTCTCGCCGGTGTCGGTGCAATCCTTGTCGCTGTTGGTGGTGCCTTACGGGCTGCCTTCGACGGTGACCCCAGCACCAACATCGACATCGCCTCGACCATTGCCGCGGTCACTGCTGGCCTCGGCCTAATCATGGCCAAGGATGCCGACAAGACCGCTACCATCGACCCCAAGGCGTGAACTGGATCTACCAGATCCTGCGAGCTGTTCTCGACTTTCTAAGAGCAACACCACCCACCGATGTTCAACACGGCCAAGCACCTCAACCCCTCAAGGATGATCTGGCTGCTCGTGTTGCCGATCTGCCTGGGTTGCCAGGTGACACGGGTGGTCCTGGTCCCTTCCGGTGATCCGGTGATGCTGGCCCAGCCGGTGAAGGCCAGCGTCTATGCTTTCGATGCCGACAAGAAGCTGGTCGGGCCTTCCCGGGTGACCCTCCCGGCCGGCTGGTACGTCCTACCCAAGAAATAAAACTATGGCCCAGCAAACGATCAACATCGGCACCATCAGCAACGACAACACCGGTGACACCCTCCGCGGCGCCGGCGAGAAGATAAACGACAACTTCGACGAGCTGTATGCCGCCCTGCCGTTGGTGACACCGACGACCTGGGTGCCGACCCTCATCGACTCCGGCGGTGGCCGAACCTACACCATCACGACCAACACCGCGCGGCACACCACCATTGGATGTGTGACCACATTTACTGTGGACGTCACCGTCAACTCGGTGACCGGATCCGCCACAGGCAACCTCCGGCTGTCGCTGCCTGATGCCGTGACCTACGAGGCCGCAGCCGCGGTGTGGCTGACCAATGCCACCAACCAAGCAAAGACCGCCATCATCGCCAGGCTAATCGCCGGCACCAGCTACCTCGAGCTGTCGCATTTCGAGACAGGAGCTGCCACCAGTTTGGCCGCCAATCTCCAGGCCACGAGCCGGCTGATAGTCTCCGGCACCTACTTCACCACCTGATGACCACCATCGGATCCAGTCTCCAGCAGGGCATGACGGTGCTCCAGCAAATGCTGGGGGCGCCGATGTTCATCTGGGAAGGGACGTCGATCCGGTGCATCCCGGCAGCCATCAACGATGCCAACGTACCCATCTCCGGTGGGTTCCAGGACAACGTGACCTCTAGGATCCTGGTCATGTTCAGCGACTGGAAGACCTGCGACAGCACCCTGGTCTCGATGGACTCGACGCTCTACACGCTCGACCAGGGGACCACATTCTCCAGGCTGCTCAAGGAGGACGGCCTGTTCATCCTCCAGGAGAACAGCGACCGAATCGCCTTAACCTTCTGCAAGCCTCGGCCGGTGGTCGGTAGGACTCTAGTCTACCAAGGCCGCACCCTCCGCATCCTGTCCTGCCGTGTGGATGCCTCCGGTGGCTACTACAACCTCGAATTGGGGGCGAAGACCAAGTGAAATTCGGAGTCAACATGACGGTCGACAGCGGCAAGTTCGACCTTGCCATGAAGCAGTATCTGCTGACGACCTCCCGAGATCTTCACAAGGCCATCAACAGCAGGTTCTTCTACCTGATGGTCCGGCTGTTCGTTTTGGTGCCGCCCAAGAGCCCGGGCCAGGAGCGCCGGAGAATCGCCGACTATTTAGGGGCACCTGCCGGAAACCTAAACAGAAAATCTAAGAAGACTGGTAAGCGTATCGGAACCTCAAGGATTCTCAGGAGAGTCCATCTTATTGTTCAAGCAAAAGCCGCTAAAAACCCAACAGTAAACCTAAACGGAGGTCACGGTCTTTACGGAAAAGCAATGAAAGCAGCCGCCTCGGCGCTGATGAAAAGATCCATCGCATCGGTTGGATACCTCAGGTCCGCAGTGGTAAAATCTATCAGAATCTACAACCGAGGATTCACTCAATTTCAAAGTCCTAAATGGAAACCGCTTTCTAAACCTGCCAGCTACAGAGCGCCAAAGAAAACAAACAGCGCTTTAGTTGCAATGGCCAATGAATATGGTCTTCCTCAAGAGAATGTAGGCATCCATAAAGGCACCGTTGCACATGGATTCCAGGCGGTTCCTGGATTCAATCCCACCGCTTTTGTTTCGATGCGTACAGGTGTTGCAGACAATCAATACAACCGGGTATCTGAAATTTACAACACGGCCATGCAGAAGGCCATGGACGACGAGACGACCGAGATGATCAACCACATGACCGAGGCCCTCCTGGCAAACGGCAAGGTTCTCGAAGACAACGGAATCTCAATCAAATGAACGCCGTCGCCCTAAGAGCAGAGCTTGCAGTCGCTGACTACCTGGCGGCCGCCAACTGGTCGGCCTCCGGCGCCGGCACACCCACCTGCCTAACGTCCTACAGCCGCGGCCTCTATGACGACCCGGACGACCAGGACGTCATGCCCAACTTCCCACGCCTGGTAGTCTCGACCAACTCAGCCAGGCCAATGCAGCGCACCGATCTGACCTGTGAGATCGAGATCGCCGTCGAGCTACAGCTATCTGCCGACGACACCGACGAGGCTGCTGTGCTGACCACCGTCCAGGTGCTCGACAACCTCATCCTGCCTCTCTTTGACGACGCCGGGGCCTCTACCCTAGATGCTGCGGCAAACGATCCCAGCGGCCCGTTTACGGCGCAATTCGCCGCCCCTCTGGACTTTGGTGCATCCTCAATCTCTAATCGGTCCAGGACGTTTACCAGGACCTTCACCCTCTACTGTTCCGCAACCACCTAACCACCCACACGCATGGCTAATTCACAAGGACTCGCATACCAATTCGGTTCACCGGCTTCGGTGACCATGTTAGACACCGATAACTCGACACCTATATTCACGGCCCTGGCGTCGATTGAGAGTTACGACCTGACTCACGAATCCGACACCGAGGAGGTTCGCAACAGCGGTGGAGAAGTGGTCGGTCACATCGGCTACAATGAACGAGTGACCTTGAACCTGAACCTAATTCCCTCGGGCGCTAATGCAGCCGCCGCCCTGGCCTTCTGTTCACTGGCTCCGGTCAATGGAACGGTTTCAATCACCGGCGCTCCAGTGATTAAGATGATGGGTGTAGCCGACGTGCTAAACAGCGGCCGGTTCATCTATGCCGGCGGTGGTTCGGTCAAAATGACCCAGAGCGGCAAGGCTATGGTCTCGATCACCGTAAAGAGATTCAAGAACCTGACCACCGCTGCCGCTGTCGCCTTGAACGTGTGAGCAGCCTGGCCGCCATCCTAAGCGCAACAGCCAAGCCCTGTCCGATGGTGATCGGGCTCCGCATGGTGCCCTTTACTGTCGGCCACGCCATCCTGCTGCATCGTCTGGGATCGCCATTCGTCACCGGAGGCCGGGCCAGTGCCAACGACCTGGTCGAGGCTGTCGTCGTGTGCAGCCAATCCGCTGAGGAGTCGATCAAGACCATGGCCTCGGTGTTCCGGTGGCTGCCGCTCCGGCTGATGCGCAAGAAGGTCAGCAAGTCCGACATAGTGAAGGAGTGCCACACCCTCCAGGAATGGATTGGAGACAAATCCGACTGCCCAGAGGTTCTACGGCAGCCGGGTGCAGGATCCAGGGAGGCGGCCATGCCCTGGCCCGAAAGGCTGCTGGTTGGCCTGGTCGACATTGGATTCACCGAGGAGACGGTTCTAAATATGCCGGTGAGCGATGCCGAAAGGTTCTTCCTGACCAATGCAGAAATGCACGGTCAGGTCGAGCTGTGGAACGATAAGAACGATGCGCTCTGGCGCCTGGGTCAAGAACGCGAGACGGTAAGGAACTAACAAATGGCCATTTTCTCACTCATCGCAAAGCTCGGCCTGGACGGTTCGGCCTACGAAAGCGGCTTGAAAAAGGCTTCGAGCACGACCGACAAGTTCCGGCAATCGGTAGGATCTCAGCTCGGTGCAGCGCTATCTGTTGCTGCCATCGGCGCCTTTGTCTCCAAGGTGATTCAGACAGTCGACGCCATCGGCGACCTGTCCGAGCAACTCAACATCAGCACCGACGACGTTCAGCGCCTCCAGGTGCTCGCAAGCCAGACAGGTGTCTCGTTCGAGGCCATGGCGAAATCGATCACAGCGGTCAGCCAGGAGCGCCTCAAGGCTATTGAGGAAGGAGGCAAAGCCCGGGAATACTTTAGAGCACTTGGATTTTCAGTCGCTGAACTTAACGACAAGAGCCTCTCGAACATCGACCTGATCTCAAGGATGGGTCAGGCCCACAAGGATGCAGGCAGCAGCGCACAGACACAGGCGGCTATGATTGCCATCCTCGGCGAGAAAGCATTCAAGGCAGCCGGAGCAATGTCTAAGATAAAAGAGATGGGTCCAATTGACATAATTTCTAAAGAACAAATTGATCAGGTTGGAAAATTAGCTGACCGTATGGATGAGATACAGCGGCAAGTTACTGTTGCTTCAGTACCTTATCTCAATTTCTTCGGAAACAAAGTTGAGGAGGCTGCTAAAGAGCTAATTGTATATAACAATATGTTTAGCGGTGTTTTTAAAAAGTTTAGAGAAGAGATGGAACCATATAGAATCGGCCTTGGAGGAGCGGTCGATTCATCTCAGGGTGCTAGTAAAAGTTTAGGGTCAATATCAATGCCAAGCGGAACCATTGGGAGAATAGACAGTAAAGTTAAACGCGAGACCTCAATGTTCTCAACGGAAGCGCCTCCTGGATGGGTTAACACCCTGCTGGGTCAAATCAAGATCCAGACCAACGAGACCCGTGCGATCCGAGTAAACACCGGCAGAACAGCTCAGGCTGTCGAATAACATGGCAACACTCCAAGGCTCACCAAACCCAAACAACTTCGAGTACATCGAGGTCAGCCGCGCCTACGAGAACAACGGCACAGGCCGGGTGGTGCAATTAGTTTTCCGAGGAGACAAAGAGACCCTGCGACTCGCCTCCTACCAATGGGTGGCTCTGGGCGCTAAGTACAGCATCCGAGAGGACGGCCCTTATTCCGAGGCCACAATCACAGTCGGAGGACCGACCTTCGACCCTGCCGTACCAATCCAAGATCAAGCAGCCCCGCCGCCTGGAGAAATAGCAGACATCCGCTACGAGTTCCGCACCGACTACCTCGATGTGTCGGTGTTTGCTCTGCCGGCAGTCGACAAGGAGGCTAACCAAACGGGCAACCCAAACCTCTACAAGACCGTCATCGAGACGGCGGCAAAGAACGGTGAGCTTCTATCTCAGAGCGAGACTAACCTGGGAAACCCGACGACTTTCCCAATGGCCAACAAAGTCTGGCAAATGCTGTACCGCGGCCAGGACACCTTCCCGATTGCTCGAGTGAGTCTGACCAGAATAGCGACCTTCAGCGGCAACATGGGACTGCCTCAAGTTCCAAACGGAATCCCGCCTGTCTACACGCCGCAATCCTTTGTTCAGAATTGGAATCTGCCGTTTTCTGTGCAACAAATGCTTCCTAGAATTCCGACCGATCCAGCCACGGGGCAAGTATTAGCCCCGTACGGCACAGTCTGGGGCTGGAAACAGACAAACTACTCGACCAGCCTGATAACCAAAACAAACCAGGTCGAGCAGGTCATCGCATGGACTTTCGCACCTTACGACACACTAATCTATCCGTTCTTCTAACACCTACCCAATAACACTATGGCAGACGAAATCCAACTAACGGCCCGGTTGTACGCCTCCAAACTCGGCGCCTTCCTACCCTCGGTGACCTATACCAAGTCGACGACTATGGTCGGCACCGACATGGGGTCACAGACTCAATCCATCGGCACCGCATCTTCCGAGACTCTAGACGTTCCTGTCGATGTCTCGACACCATACAAACTGCTGATCTCAAATCTCGACACTACCAACTACGTCGAGCTTTCGTTTACAAGCGGATTCATTGCGGGTGCCGGCACGATGCGCCTGCCATTCGGTGAGACCATGTTGATCCCTTACATCAACACAAATCTGTACCTACTGGCCAACACCGCCGCGGTGACCATCCAGGCCACATTCTGCGAGATTTAACCTAGCAACCCTATGTCCAACGAAGTCGAAATGTCAGCCCGGCTGTACGCCAGCAAGGGCGGCGCTGTGATCAACTCGCTGTCCTATAGCGCGATAGCCAACATGACCGGCACCGACATGGGGCAGCAGACCCAGGTGGTCGGCACAAGCGACGAGACTCTGGACCTCACCGCTGACCTGGGAACGCCCTACCGACTCCTGGTGGTCAATCTGGACCTGGTCAACCCGGTCTCTATCGGGCCTTCCTCACCATACTCGTTCCAGATCCCGGCCGGCCAGTTTGCCCTGCTTCCCTGGGTCGATGCCACCATGTACGTCAAGGCCTCCAACAGCCCTGTAAAAATCTTCGCTCAATTCTGCGAGATCTAACCATCCATGGCCATCCAACTGCCTGCCAAACTGGCCGAGAGTGGGTTTAAGTCGGATCACGCCCGGGCCATTAACCAGCTCATCGAGGCCGTGCGACGGGTCCAGCTCGTCGCCGGGCCTGGCCAACGCATCGAACAGAACGCCAACGGCACGGTCCTAAAGACCCCGGTGATGTCGACAACGGTGCAGACCTCCGAGGAGTCTTGGTTCTATTGATCCATGCCCTACGCCATCGACAGAAAGGACAAGATGTTCACGGCCTACAACCTGAACGTCCTTTACAGCCGGTTTGACGCGAAATGCCATGCAGCCCTGAATGAGATGGGGCCGCTGTGGGCCCAATCAAGATTCAGCCCGTTCGATCATTGGTCGGCGCCGTTTCCTTATGGTGTGTGGTACGTCTTTAGAAACGATGCCCAGACAGCCATGCGTCTCAAGGACGACGGAGGCGTGCCTAACCCGTCCATCCCTGGCATCGGATACTTCCGCAACGAGCACAGCCAACAGGCGGCCAAGATCGCCCTGTCGAAGCTGGAGAATAAGTACCTGGACACAGCCGGAGGCCAGGTGTACGTCGACCATCACAGCACCTCGGGAGATCCTTTTACAGCCGACATTGGCTCGATCCACTACAGCTTCGAGCTACTACGCCGCGAGGTTGCCGGCATCCAGTACGACGTGCACCTGGGCTGGGATCCACAGGCCGGCTCAGGCCTGACGTCCTATGTCCGCGGCAGCCTCGGGCCATCCGACCCCACACTGCCTCCTGGTCGGATCCACAAGCACGGCCTGGCTGTCGCTGAGATCGCCATCGAGGGCCTCGAGGTCTTCCGCATCCTCAACACCTTCCAACGCTACGACTGCTGGCGGGTGCACAACTGCGGCAAGACGACCGTGCAGGTGTTGCTCCAGCTACCCGACGGGAACGCCGACAGGCAGTTCGTTGGCCCAGGTGGAGTCCGAGCCTTCCGACGCCGCAAGGACGGCACCTGGGCCACGCGCTGGCCTGACGGTGGCTTCTGCTACCATTTCTTTCCGTATTTCCCGGGTGACGTGCCGTATTTCGCCGAGGGCCCACCGAGCTGGAATGCACCCAGCACCTCGCCATTCCTGGCCCTCGAAAGATCGGCCCAGGCCAACAACGTGGCCAACCCGTTCATTATGTTCGACTGGCTGCACACGATGGGCGCCCAGATCGACCCAACGGTGCATCACGACATCCGGCAGGTGTACCCCCAGACCTACGCCGACCCTGGTGACCACAGGCAGCAGCTCGGCGACCTGGTGTTCACCTGGGGACGTGCCCGTGTAAGATATTTCTTCGACAGTTCGGCCGCATATGTTTCCGATGAAAAGATCGTCAACTTCCCAGGTGTTGGGAGCTTAGTTCAGCGCCTTGAGGGCCTCGGAATCACCGTTGTTCAGAATCCGACAAGCATCACGCTGACCAGCCGCCGTGGTTTGATCCGCATCAGCCCGGTCGACTGCAACATCTTCAACAGTACACTCAATCCCATGTGGGAGATCGGTGTGGTGCCGGTCACTATTTCGACGATTTATCCAAGCTCCACAAACCTCGCGCCATTCTGGTCTGCCGGCAATGAGGCAACGATCTTCGACAAGGTGCTCGATGTGCGGCGCCGGCTGGCTGTCGAGGCTGGATTCCTTGCCAACTACGACGACGTCCACGACATCACCGAGGACCGTGTCGGCCTGCTCAGACTGACGCCCCAGGGGCTGGCCTGTAGCGTCGGAAGCCCGATAGGCATCGACGGTAATCTGCTGATCAATTTCGAGGCCTACGCCTCACAGTTACAACTTTACGTCAAGAGCCACAACCCGGGCTATGGCGTCGGGGCGTGGACAGGCTTCTATCTTTCGTCAGCCACCGAGACAGCTCTGATTGTCCCGTCAAAGGTCAACACTGTTACAGGTCAATGGGTTAACCTGTTCCCAACAAAGGTCAGCGACAGCACGCCAACCTCCACACTGCTGTATCAGGGATCGATCAATGCAGCCTTCATTCCTCCTGGAGGCCCCTGGGGATTCGCATCAGGCAACTACGACAACGAGCTTATGCGAGCCACCTATGGCGATCCTGACTATGCTTCAACATCTGGATTCGAGGCCGACTTCTGGGTTAACAAATGGGGCGGCTCAAACGGAGTCGATGCCTCGGTTCGGATCCTGGGCAGCCCAAACAAAACACCCAAGTTTGCAGAGGGACCGGATGGCGCTTTCGGTCTCTTGCAGAAATCTGTCGACGACGTTTTCAAGGACAAGCTGGGATCCCGGTTTGCTTCGACCGTACCGCTTCAAACCTTAACCACAGTCAGCACTTATCGAGACGCTCTTGCGTCTATCAAATTCGATAACGGCGGCCACATATCCAGCACCTTCGATGTCCCGTACCGCCCATTATTGACTCTTAACGGCGGCCCAGGATCCGGCCCATTCATTCACAAGATTCCCAAAAGCGCCTGGCTGTGGAACCTGCTGCAATGGCGCCTGGACTCATGGACCGAGTCGGCGTGCCTATGCACCCAGAACCTCGCCCCGGGCCTGCCTACATTTTTCGGCACCGGCTACGAGCCCGACTTCGGCCTGGACGCCTGGTATCTTAACCAGGCTGGCTTCGATCTCCTAAGCGGCAACGGCGTGCAGTGCTTCCGCGGCGAGGACAGCTTCTCGACCGAGTATTTCTTTGTGCCGCCCGAGAACTTGCAGACCTGGTGCCGGAAGTTCGGCTTCACGTCGGGCAACTGGCAGACCGAGAACGGCCAGCCGACCGAGTTTCCAGCGGTGGTTGCCACCCGGGTAAAGCCGTACCGGAGCTACTCGGAACGAGAGACCCAGAAGGTCATCTCCTACTTCGACGCAACGACCAACGCTGAGAAATACCTGACCCTGAGCTACGTCGACCTGCGGAGAATTTGACCCCTGTTTGACCCCTGCAAACATTGGGTTTTCTCTCAAATCTACAGAAAAACAGTTTTCTCTGTAGACGGAAGGCGTGGAATAGCCCATCTTGATTACGTCGAAGGCAACAACAACAGCAAACCAAAGCAAAACATGAGCAATATCATCACCGTCCAACTTCCGACCGAGACCTCCTACTGGGGC